CTGGCCCATCATGCCCATGAGGTCCACGCCGCTCTCTTCCTTGATTTTGAGGATCGCGGACATGGGGATATGAGCAACACGGCGCATGTCCTTGTCACCGTTAACGTAGCCCTTCGGGTTGGTGTCCAGGTCAATCTTGTTCTGGGCAAGCAGCGGAGCAACATCCTCGTGAACCTTGACCGTGGTTTGGCCCGTCGAGGCGTCAGTCACAACGGTGCGCCAGATATTGCCGAAGGATGATGGGATAATGAGCGATTCAGCCATGCTTAATCCTCAAGGTCCGCGTCATAGACCCGGAAAAATCCTTTCTGGGTCAAGTCCTTGGCCTGGGAAAGGTCAACGGTGATAACGTCGCCGCGAGTGAACTTGCGCGGGTCCACCTCTCCCACCGGTACACACCAGGGGTGTAAATCTGTGCAACAAATCAACTTTTTCGTCTTATCAACAGCCATGCCTAATCCTGTTTCCCGGTCACGCCGGGGGTTTGTTTGCCTCAACACCCTGTCCCGCATCTCGGGCACACCCTCAGACTGTGCAAATGGCCGCATGTGGGACACTCGCGCATTAAGCGCCAATCTGTACGGTAATGCCCTTCCCGCCCACGGCCTTGGCTCGCCAGAACACATTAGCCCCGGTGGCGGGCAGTTTGACCGCGCCACGCCCGGAAACGCTGCGATAAGGCACCCAAGAGGCGTTTGAAGTAGCCGCGAAGGACGCCGAAGAGGCAGCACAGCACTGAATGTCCACAAACCCAAGCCCGAAGCTGGCGTTACTGACAGGCGTGGTCTGGGTAACAATCAACATACGCTCTGCCGTGGTCCCAGTGTTCACCGCGCTGGTAGAGGGCGCGTCTACGTTGGAAAGGAGAGTAACGAGAGCCATTCTTACCTCGATAGGGAGGCGAGCTCGTGCCCGCCTCCCGGTTTACTTACTTAGCAGCCCTTGCCGCCTTTCCCGCCTTTGCCACCCTTACCGCCGCCTTTCTTAGCCATGTGACTAGCTCAGGTCAGCGATAACGCCGCTGGCGGCTTCGTTGCGGCATTCCAAAGTATACTCGCACACGATAGCCTTGTCGGTGGAGTCTGCCCGCTTCGCCAGGTCCATGGTCTTCATGTTCCTCAAGTACGCGACAGCCCACATATCCGGTTGGATAATCTGGATGGTGCGCGAGCGGACATGAATCGAGGGCACGATGCGGAGCTTCCCGAAGTCAGTCACCAACACGTCAATGCCAAAAACGGCCATGGCGTCGGTGGTGTCCTGGTACTTGGTGATGCCTATGCCGGTGGTGCTGTCGTTCAACGACATACCTGAAATGTTGCCCTTCTGGGTGCCAGAACAGAGCAACGTGGTAGGCTTGCCGCCAGAGGCCCAAATCAACTGGGCCACGGTCTTGATAAGGCCGGGGGTGATGGCCCGCATGTTGGTTGTGGTGGCATCAGTGGCCGCAGTCGGAGTAGCCGGGTTGCCGTCAGCACCACCGGAGCCGCGCGAGTCGTTGGAGCTGTACCAGCCCTCGGCCGCGTGAAGCTGGCGGGCGGTGGTAGCGTCACCGTCAACACGGCTCTGGTTCTGGCAGATTATGGCCTCCATATCCCTTTTCAGCTCCAAGCCCTTCAGGACCATCTGACGGTCCAGCTCGGAAGCGCGGCCCGCGAAGTCAACGGCCTCGGCAGTGCCAGATACGGACACCTTCTTCGAGGAAATCTGGCAGTTGTTGTACAACCTAGTCGGGTTGTTGGCCGAGGTGTAGGTGGTGAACTGGTCGCCTTCGAGCTGCGCGTTGGCAGTGTCGACGGCGGCCAGGCTTTCCTTCTGCCATTCGTGCTTAGTGGCACTGGCTTTGGACTTGCCAATCATGGAGAGGAAAGGGGTTTCCTCACGGGCAACGCGATAGATGACATCGGCAAGGTCTTCGCGGATGCCTACGCCGCTGTAGGTAACTTCGGTATTAGTCTGAATAGCCATTTAGGTAGTCCCTCCGGGACTTTGTGCACGATCCATGTGCACCTATGATTTATGTTGTTAAGCTCTATACTCCGGCAGTGAGTCTCGCCCCCCGTATTGCGCGTAGGGCCGCGACAGCATCATCAACGCTGCCGGTTTTACTGAGCTTGGTAAGGGCGTTCTTTACGCCGTTTGATCCTGCGTCGCCCTGAGCCTTGCCCTGTGAAGGCATGACCTTGGGGGCATTTGCGACTTTAGCGGCTGCGCTTGCGCGCTGGGCCTGCTGCTGGTCGTAAAGCATCGCCTTAGTGGCAAGTTGCAACTCCCAAGAGTTGGACATATTGCCAATCATGTTCTCAGGGACGCCAGACTTGACGAGGTACTTCGTGATGTTTTCCTTGAAGGTATCCGGCTTGAAGTCCGGGATTTCCTTCTGGAGGAATGGCACAACGGCGTCTAATTCTTTCTTGAGATGGTCTTTAACCTTCTCCGTATGCTCCTGCTGGGCTTTCTGTGAAAGCTGCTGGTGTGTCTGAATCGCTTCATTCAACTTCTGGAAGCGTTCACGCCGCATTCCGTCGAGAACAAGGAACGATTGCGGGTCAGTCTGTTGCAACTTAATCCAATCGATGCCCGCGAAATCGCCCTCTATGGACGCCTGGGCCAAGGCAATCCTGTTGCCTAGCTCGCTTTGCGCCCACTGGGTAAACTCCTCGATCTCCTTACGTGCCGTGGCCGCTTCCTGGGCCTTGGTGTTGGCGAACTTCTCGCGCTCACTCTCCCGGTTGCTTATGACTTCCTGCAACTCAGGTGGGAGTTTCTCGAAATGCTCAGCCGCTTCCTTGGACCATGAGGCCGGGGGCTTCACTTTGGGGGCTTCCGGCTGGACCGGTTCGGTTGCCTCTTCCCCCTCCGTGTGTGTGGCCTCTATATCTTGCTCATCGCTGCCTTCCGTGGCTGCGACGGGTTCCGCCTCTACCTTTTCCGGCTTCGCAACCGGTTCGGCCTTCTCCTTTTCTGGTTCCTTGCTCACGGCGCCCAAAAGGCTGACGGCCTGATCGACTGAAAGATTTTCGCTACCGCCGCCGCTGGCCGGTGTTTCTGCCGGTGCGGATGATTCCAAAGTCATAAAGTATTGCTCCGGTTAAGGTTGTATTCCCAAACGTTTAAGCATGCCCGTAAACAATCCATCTTTGACCTTCTCGCGGGCTTCCTTGCGCGCCATGCGCTCCAGGTTGCCGCCAATCTCGGCCAAAATCTCGTGAAGAACTTCCTGCTTAACATGCAGACGCTCGCGGGCGTCTATGTCCTTGGTGGCCTTCCATGTGGTGATGATGCGGTTTTCAATGTCCCGCATAGCCTCCATAAACAGCGCGTTGGACAGAATATGGAAGGCTTCGGTGGCCTTCTGGTGTTCATCCATGCTACTCTCCACCATCTCCACCGTCGCCGCCATCCCCAGAGTCACCACCAGAGCCGCCACTGGGGAACATGCCCCCGTTGCCGTTGCCCCGGAACTCCATGAGCAGTTGCAGCAGACCGGCTTGGTTGCCCATGCCGCCGCCCTGGCCCTGCCCACTCATGCCGCCCATGGGACTCATGCCCATTCCGCCCGCGTCCTGCTGCCAGCCGCCACCCTCAAGGTACTGCTGTTTGAGAGCGGCAAGCGTACTCTGCGCGTCGATAGGGTCCATGCCCTGGACGCTCTGCAAGTAGGCGTTCCAAGTGGGGCTCATTCCAGCCATGGCACCGTTAAGCCCCCAAGCGGAGGTAGCGCCAATGCCAGGCATCATTCCGGGCTGGCCGCCTGCCGGGAGGTCGTAAGGAGACATCGCCTGCTGCTGCTGCCCGCCCTGCTGCTGCATCATCTGGTTCTGCTGCTGTACGTCGCTTGGGATCTGGTAGGTGGGCTGATAGCCCATTGGATTAAAGGCCATCCGTGCCCCCTATGTGCTGTTCCTGAATTTGTGGTAGTCCCTGGCCGATGTGGCGCATTGCCAACTCTGTCTGCTTCAAGTCGGCTTCGGCCCCAAGCTCCTGAGTCTTCAACTGGTAGTTGGCCGCAACCTCTTGACGCGCTATCTGCACCTTTGCCGCCGCCTCTTGTCCCGCGAGTTGAGCCTTTTGCTGTGCCTCGAATTGCTTGATATTCATGTGGTTCTGAGCTTTCTGCTGCTCAATCTGGACCTTCATCATGTCGGGATTAGGCGGGGGCGGCTGAGTCGCCATAATCTGCTCGGCTTTCTGCGCATCCTCGATGGTGCCAAAGAACTGCTCCGGCGATTGGAAGCCCATACCCTGCGCGAGCCTGTGACAGGAGTAAACGATGTGATGAAGCTTCACCGGACTCACCTTCGGGCCAAGCGCGGTTGCCATCTGCTGCTGAATGGTGAGGATTTGCTGGAGCGCCTGCGACTGCTTGACCCGGTTGCCAGTGCCAAGGCCAACGGTGGCCTGGACGTTCCAATCCGCGTCCCACTGGCGCGGGTTCAGGTCCATCAAGCGGCCCTTGAGGGCTATCTGGCTCGCCTTGTCCTGGTACTTCTTGAGCAGGCACAGGACGTACTTTGCGAGGGGCTTGAAAAACGTTTCCGCATAGATGCGGGCAATCATTTCAAGGCGCTGGTTGATCGCCTCTTCCTGGATGCTCGCGCCCGTGGCAGTGTTCTGCAACTCGTCCGCCTGGACTCCCATCAGGTTCTGACCAATGCCCGTGCGGTTTTCCTTCACCTTACCAAGCATCGCCAGCGCGGCCAGGGCAGTTTCTCCACTGCCCGCCGCAACCGGCAAGGGAGTAATCGTCACGGTGCCTTCAGACTCGATGATGCCGCCAGCACGACGGCTTAAAAGCTGGTCAAAGTCTATACGCCCATCGCTGCCCTTATTGACATGCAGCTCGCCCTGATTGCTCAAATAGAGGTTGTCATAAAGGTAGCGCAAAAGCTCGCTAGACTGCTGCTCTATGTCCACAACGCCGTCGGCAACGCACAGGCCGACAACCGTGTGCGGAAGCGGCACGGAGCAGGCAGAGAACAGCGGCGGGCGATTATGTGGCCATTCCTCCCAATCTAACACTTCAGGCGTCACGCCATCGCCCGCGTATGTGACCTTGATACGCTCGGCTATACCATCGTTGTTCACATCCGCGAAGGTGTAACCCTCATAGACGCGGATAAGATCTGTGGAATCGTCGCCCGTGTTGGCGGAATTGCTGCCGCCCTCATAGTTCTGTTCGCTGGAAAGGTTGCGCTCTGGGTAATCCGTGTTGTGGCTGGTCGAGACACGCGGCAGGCCGTCAACCAATTCCTGGCTGTAGCCTTCCTTGACCAGCTCGGACGCCATCCTATCTTCCCAATGAGCGATAAAACGTGCTGTCTCCGGGTTCTTCGCATCCTGGGCAACAATCACGTTCTCTGAGGGGATAGTCTCAATCTTGACTTCGCGGATGACCTTCTTGTCGCGGATGGTAATATCAACCACCTTCGCGCCGTCCGGCTGCTCCTCATCGGCAGGGCGTGCCTTGACCTCAACCTTGGCTTCCGGGCGCGTCGAGGAGAGCAGCGAAACCGCCTCTTCCTCGCTTAGGCCCTCATATTCATCAATGATTGGCTCTTCGCGCTTGTCGTACCACGCCTTTGCCCAGCCAACGCGCTGATAAAGCCCGTCAGTCAGGCAGTGGTGAACCAAGTCAAACGAATTGCGGGCAAACAAGGCGTTGACGTAGTCCGTGGCGTCCTGCGCCATCTGTTCGTCCTGCTGGTTCGCAGACTCGAAGCGGACAATCTCATCTCCGCTGGAGAACACCCGGAGCAACCCCGGCTTCGCCCACTCCACCACCTCGAACACATCGCGGCTGATAGCCGTTGACCAGCCCTGTTCGCGGATGGACTCGTCATTGCCGAACCCATAGCCCAGGTAACGCGCCTTCAGGCGTTCACGGGCCTTAGACAGCGTGCCGCCCTCGAGCCCCACGCATTGCGGATGCCAAGACGCAACGATGCGCTTGATCTTCTCGCGCATGTCGCCCGTTGATTGCTTCTTAGCCACTACACAAGCCGCCTGTTGACGTACTCACGTTTCACCATCGGCTTGCGCTCCTCTTGCAGCCCGTTAGCCAGGTAGCGGAAACTGTCCGCCGCGTGGCTTGTCCAATCGTGTTGAGGTCTGGGCATGAAATCCATGATGTTATCATTCCATTCGCGTTGATATTGCCTGAGAGCATCAAGACCCTTGGCGCACTTTGTCTCGTCGAACCAACAACGCGGGAGCATTGTTCTTACCGCCTGTATTCCATCGTCCACACTGGCCCTAGGAAGCGTCCTGACCCCGTTGCCGATCAAATCCCTTAGAACGTCTATGCGGCGGCGTCCTGTGCCCAATTCTGACGCATCAGCGTCGTGCGGAAGTAAATGTTCACGGTAGGCATACGGCTTCGAGGCTAACACCTTGGCGTAGTGGTCGAGGCCAACCCCAGACGCCTCGTAATAGTCAATGAGATGCACTTCCTTGCCCACGGTCTGGGCGAACCATATTGCGGTAGAGTCGCCAATGCCCAAGTCCCAGGCAGTTACAACGGAAGTCGCTGGATCGTATGGAACGGAGCAAATGCGCTTGGCCTCTTCGGCTTCGTTCAACAGTGCTCCGTAATACGCGCCCTTCAGTGCTGCTGACCAATCGCACATGAACTCTTGCTGGTAAGCGTCCGGGTCCATGCCTGAATCAAGCTCATCCTGTAGCGCCTCTTTCGAGATTGCCTTCGTGTCATCCACCGTGAGCCGATCCACGAACCAGCCGGGGCGCGTCTTGTTCTGCTCAAAGAGCCGGTATGCGTGGTTGCGTCCGCGCGGCGTGAAAATGAACAGCGCCCACCCGTTGTTTTCCGCGAGAATTGGCCGGATGTAGTCCCAGGCCGTGGGGTTCGTGAGCGAGAACTCTGAGAAGACAATGCCCACCGGGTTGGAGCCGACAAGCGAATCGTAATTGTCTGAGCCGCACAGTTGCCAAATGCTGCCACTTAGCAGCTCGATCTTCATTTCCGTAGCGTTTGTGGCGACTCTGAGCGCGGGCGGAAACACTTGGTCGATTACACGCCGTCCCTTGCCGTCTATGCCGTCCCAGACAACCTTGCGGGCTTGCCTTTGAGTGGGGAGCATGTGCCAATACACACCAGGGCGTAGCTGCGTCTGTGTTGCCGTCCAGTTGAGCGAGAGCGAATCCTTGCCAGCTCGCCTGTGCCACACTGCAACGGCCCTCTTCCCGCCGTTCTCCATGAACGACCAGAGGGGCATTTGATACGGGCGAGGAGTCCAAGAATTAGGGATTAACAGATGTGGTTTCCTGTACAGGAATCGAATCGGACGCCTAAGCGTCTAAACTTGCTTGAGTCTTTACTTGCACCTTGACCGAGTTATCCACATTTCTACTCACATCCTCGCCAGCCTGACCGCTAAACTTGACCACCTGGACGGTCAAAGACTGCCCCCCGCTATGCTCAAGACCAACCTTGTCACCGTACTTTTTGGGGGACAAGCGTGCGGCAGCCCATTTCCTTGCATCTATTTGCAGGCGGCGATGCTCAACCATGTCTCCCTCTGTAATCTCAACACCAGAGGGCTTATCAACGCGCTTCACCCCCAACTTTGGGGTGTCTGCAATATCTATGACTTCCTGGACATAAACATCGGCCTGGACTTCCCTTGCGCGCGCGTACTTCTGCACAAACGCTTCGTTCTTCCCCAGCCAATTAAATACCGCACGCTGGGAAGGCATCTCATCCTCTTCGCATATCTTTAAAAGAGACTCGCCGCAGGCTATTCTCTCACAAATAGCGTCCGCGACTTCTTCCGAATATGTGCTTGGCCTTCCCATATTGTCAGTTCAAAACCCCGGCCAGTTTGGCCTGTTCAAGTGTCCTGACATGGTCCCGCATTGGCGATGGATTCCTGTATTCATGCGGGTTCCCACCTAAGACGGGTTTCCCGTCCTTGGTTTCCAGAGTATCATGGTGATACTCCGGGGGTATCACTGTGATACCTAAACCATTAAGGAACCATTCGTTGGAACTCTGCGTCCGTCTGTGAGTGCAAAAGCCCTTGGCCTGTAAGCTGGAAAAAGCACGTTTTACCGTGGCGATTCCAAGCCCTGACTCCCGCGCTATGGTCTTGGCTGATGGGTTACATTTCCCCGTGTGCTTGTTTCTGTGCCAAATGAGCATGAGCGCGACGAGTTTCTCTGTGGGAGTGAGTTCTGTGCTGTTTATGACCTGTTTTTGCAGGTTGTAATTTACGTTTTTTGCCACATGACCACCTCCGCGTGGTCCCCGATTAAAATCCTCCTGGCAGGGCTGTCGGAGTCAGCCTTTTCGGATGGCCGTCCTAGCCAGGAGAAGTTTGTGTGCGATGCGCTCCGGCCTTTTTGTGGCCTCCGCGCTAGATTTGTGTGTGCCGCTTGAGGGAACTGGTAAGCCGTTCTTCCATGCGCTTGACTTCCCGCTCTACCCTGTCTGGGCTGTCGCCAGCACAATAGGAGACAACGCCCACTGCGCACTTGTCTCCACATTCCGCACATACCTCTATGCTGTCGGGGGTGGCTACTCTGGACAACACAACGGGATCGATCACTTTGAAAGCCGTCCTTTAATCTCTGCTATGTCGGAAGAGTGCTTTTCAACCCTGTCTGTCACGTCCCTAAGTTCTTCCTTGGTGGCGAAAGACCGAGCATTCTCTAGTTGGCAAGTGTGTTGGGAAGTCTCGAAGCAATCCATGCGCGCCTTGATGGCTGATATGGCCGCGTCCTGCTTGTTAAACTCACGGCGCATAAACCAGAGTATCGCGCCAGGGCCTACCACTGTCGCGGAGAAGGTGAGCCAGACGCCTAGCTCACTCACTGCACCACCCGCTTGCCGAAGTGTTCATGGCCCGCCATGTGGACGGATGCGAAATAGATATTGATGATAGGCAAGAAGTGGTGGAACTTTTCCGGGTGCTGGTTCAGGCAAGCGATGCCCATATTGAGGGCTAGGCGGTCGTCAGCTGCGTCCTTGTCCAGTCCCATCGCGTACTCGATGTCGTGGATTAGGCAAGGCACTTCGTACTCTATGCCCATCAAGGCGTCCGGCACGAGGTCAATACGCCAGCCCTGCGCACCACATCCGTTTCCGTTGCTGGCAAGGAAGTCCTCTGTAACCTCGCCCCACCATTCGGGTAGTAAGTAACCCTTGAAGCGTTCCAGCATTAGAACGTGAACCCCGCCGCGAGCAGTGCGAAATATGGTTTAATAACAACGATCATCAGCCCGGCCCGTTTGTTTTGGTAGATTGCGATCTTGAGCCCAGGCCGCGCTATTCGGTAGGGTTTGCGGCTTTCACCACCACGCCCAAGGATTTGACGATGAAGTCAGCCCAAGCGGTATAGCCGGACAGTTGCGCCTTGGTGTTGTCATCCATGGGGCTGGCCTGTGCGAGGGTGTTTATGGACGCGATAACGCCGGGGAGTTGGTCAACCATGGCGGACGCCTTCATGGTGGAACAACCGGCCAGCATGAACACAAAAAATGCCACAACGGCGAGGGTGATGCGCTTCACTATTTTCTCTCCATCTTATCGAATTTGTGTACTAAGCCGATTCCGCCCAGTGTGGTCCCGGCCATTTCCATAAGCGGCTGGTAAGGGGCGAGCGCGGGGATGCTTGGCGCGGCCTGCGCGAGTACAAGCAGCGCGGTTCCGGCGATAACCTTCCACCCGTAGCGGGCGATTATGGCGTCAATCATCTCTTCCGCTTCCTTGTCTCTTTTCCTGGGCAACTACCCGGCCCACTTGAGGGGTTACTTGCGGGGTGTAGGCACACGTTCTGGCCGGGGTTCTGGCATCTATGGACACACCCGGCGCAATGGCACTGTGTCGCGCTAGGCGACTTGCACGCCATTGACTTTGGCGGGCCATTCGCCCGTCACCATCATCTTGATAGCCCTGGAGGCGCGGGCGGGTGTCTGCTTGGCCCATAACGATTCGGCCATGTACTGCCCCGCCTTGTCGTATTCACCGGCACGGATCGCGGCCAAGGTGCGCTTGAACTTGGCAACACCAGCCGCCCCAAGTTGGAACGTCATGGAGACAAGTACGGCTTGGCGCACATCGTCCAGGGAGAGCGCCCACATGGGTATGGCGCGAGTAGCCTTGGAAACGTCGAGGGCGAGTTGATTGTCCGCCTGTTGCTGCGTCCATGTGAGGGCGGACGCTTCGGCGTCCTTCATGCCCTGGAGCAAGTGCCCGTAACCAATCGTCCAGTTTCCGAGAGAGTCCCTGTAGGCCTTGAGTCTGCAACCCTCTTCGGCTGCGATAAGGCGTGCGGTGCGCGTGGGGTCCATGCTAATTGACCGTCCTCGGCTCCCACTCGCCGCAAATGTCATTCGAGTATGTGAGCGGCCAAGCGCCCCAGCCGCCATCGCCCAAGGTGGGGGAATAAGGGCGGCACTCACCGTGGGCCACGTTGTCACCCTCATCTGTCCCGGTCTCAAACCAATGGCGGCAGTTGTGACAACCATCGCACTCAGGGCCAAACAGGATAGAGACTTTCAGGTCAGGCATTGCACTAGCGGCACTTAGGGCAAAAGGTGGCGTTGCTACCAGCTTGGTCTGTGAATCCCTGGAAGCACTGGTGGCATGTGAAGTAGTGAAACTGAGATTTTATATTTGGGCTGGCGTCTTCGTTGAAGTGCGCCATGAATGCGAAGCGATTACCGGAAGCGGGTATTGTTTCCCCGCAAGCGTCTTTTGTGTCTTCGTCGTCGTTGAAAGGGGGAGGGCAAGTGTTTACGTGCCATTCACCTCCAAAGTGTATGTAACCGTGTCCATGTTCCATATCTCCAATGTAGTCACGCCGGAAGGAACTATTTAATGCAAAATCAGTTCTCTATTTGGCTTATGACAATATCCACCCACCGGGGGGAACACCCCTTGACGGTGGACTTAATTTCGGCCCTTGTTCTACCGGCATGGTAAAGACCCTCAATCCTAACCCTGTAGGTGTTTATGTTTGGCTCCTCCTCTGGGATTCTCTGTCCTCCGCATATACGCATTAACTTGCGGGCAGACTCCTCGCCAATGATTGCTATGAGGGCTTCACGAGAGGCCATTATTGCTTCACCTCCCGCGCCTTGACCCTGGCGGATTCGATTGCAAGGTGCTCGCGTAGGGTGGCGCACTGGTCCTCTAGTGCGGCCAGAGCCAGTGCCCCCGCGTCCGGTCCATGGGTGTTGTAAATCTTGTGCGCCCGGTTCGCCTCGCTTATCACGGCCTGGAATGCGGTGGTTATGGCGTTCATCTGATAACCCCGTCGATTATCTTGCGGTTGTGCAGGACGAAGTTTCCGTCTTGGTCGCTGTCTATCTCGACGAACCCATGCACCCAGTTTGTCACCGGGAGATATTCGGCGCTGAGTTCACAGAGACAACCCATTGACCATGCCCCTTCGTGGGAGCCGTCCAGCTTCTTGGCTATAAACTCTTGCGCTTGGTGGTGATGGGCAACCAGCATGTTTTGATGGCACTTGAAATAGTAAATGCGGGGGATGTTCACGGCGGCTACTGAGGCGCGTACTTCATGCCCGTGAAGGATCGCCAGCTTGCCAACGTGGTAGACCTCTTTCTTGCCCTTCAGCCTTTGCGAGTTTAAAACATACTCCCATCCAAGCGCACCAAGCCCTAGCAGTTCCGGCACGGTCACTATCTCGTCAAGCTCTGGCACCTTAGACCACAGGAGGGCCCTTAGCCGCTCCTCGTGGTTGCCCTCGATGTAGACCCGTTCCGCTCCATGGCTGGCCCCTGTGATGCGCTCCAACACTTCCCTAGCCGCCTCAATCTCGTCTTTCAGCCTCGCCCTGGCCGGGTCTTTCCGCCAATGCGAGGCCGCGTAAAAATCCACGCAATCGCCGTTAAGGATAACCCTGTCAGGCTTGGCTTGATA